ACTTGCCAAACCTTCTCCCTGCCATCATTACAATAAACCTACTATCGCATTCAATTACTTGCTTTTGCGCTGGGTGTGGGTTATGTAATTTCAAGCCTACTGTCTGCATTATCTATCGTAGGTTATTTTAATCTCACTTACTTCGTGTTTGTTTTCGGACTTCTCTACTAAGCTATTCAATCTTTGTGTTATGCTTGGATTGTAAACACCTGCCATACCCCCTTCGATTTGGTCTTGCCTAATTGTTTTCTTAATACGCGAACAGATGGTACGAAAATCTTCGTAAGCATTATCTAAATTGGCAAAGTATCTTCCTAAATCGCTTATAACTCCTTGATTATAACAATAGTTCTCAAAGCCTTCTATTGTTAGAGGTCGCTCTCTTAATCTGTAAACTTCGTCTCCGTCTTTACCTACGAAATCGTGAACTTTAATAGGATTGCTTTTACAATATTCGCAATACTCGGTAAAATATTGTAGCATTAATTCAGGTGTTTCTATTGCTTTATTCCTACCCATCTATTTTGTTTTTATAGTGTTGGCATATCCTATCCATAACGGATAAGTAATATGTGTTAAAATCTTTGTAGCCTTCGTTGTCTTGTTCGTATGTCTTGTATAAGATGCCCCTTAATCTTTGGCTCGGTGTCTTAAACGTGTCAGGGTCAGCCTTTAGGTTTTCTACTACGTCTTGCTCTTCTTTACTAAACGGCTCTTCTTTAATTGCCAAGTAACAGAACTGTTGGTTAAGTTGAAATATATCCGCTGCATCTTTAGGACTTAGTTCCTGGGTTGCTAAAGTTAGCTTAATTGTTTTGTCTTTGCGTGAGGCTATGCTCTCTATTTGGCTCGATAATAGTATCATAGTATGCCGTTAATTATATCGTTTGCTTCGTCTAATGCGTCTTCTTGTTCAAGGAAAGTGTCTACGTCTGCTATGTGCTTATTGATTAAAGTTTCTGCCATTGAGTAAGTGTAGTGTCCTATGGTTGTCATATCGTCTCCATCAAAGCCTGTCTTACATACCGCAAGGAAGTATGCTTTGTGTGTTAATATGTACCAAATAGCTTTTAACTTTCTCATCTGCCTTGTCCTCTATATGCTTTTTCTTTTGGCGTGTGCTTGTTAAAGGACTTCTTTGCAGAACCTCTTTTGCGTTTGCCAAAGCTAACTTTGTTATTGTTCTCTTTAATCTTTGCCATATTTCTTTGCGTGTATCTCTTTTAGAAACTCTTTATATTGTTTTTTGTCCCCGTATTCTATGTGGCACTTCCTACACAATCCCATTAGGTTTTCAATCGTGTCTTTGTCTTTGCTGCCACCCATTCCCCTTGCCTCAATATGATGTATGTCTACTGCTTGTGAGCCACACACTTCGCAAGGAATAAAGTCCGTTGTTTTATACCCCATTCCCTGCAAATATAATTGTGTGTGTTTCTGCATACTTTCCCCATTAAATTTTCCGTTGATTAATAATTAAAAAATTTAAGTATGCAAATTATTTATTGTCTATTTCTTTTAGTTTGTTAATCGCCCACTGAACACCAGAAGTTCCGCCCCAAGCGTCCCACATTAAACCACCACAACCTTCACTATAAGGAACGTCTTTATGTTGTTGATGTCTTTTAAAGGAAGCCATACGAGCAATAGTATCTCTACTAATCGGCTCACGATTTGCCAACTGCCTTGCTCTTGCTTTGCCAGTTGCTTCTCCACAAGAACCCCAACCATTTTTCTCTGCCCATTCTATTGCCCTTTTTGCGTTGTTAGTTGCACTTTCGGGGTAGTCGGTATAGCTTTCGGCAAACTTGCCACCTGCAAGGATAGCCTTCCAAACTTGCATTGCCTTCTCTTCGGTATCGTAAACGCAACCGCCTGAGCCTATTCTATATTTCCCGTTAGAGCATTTTATTACTGGCATAGTTTACTATAAATATACTTTCGGTCTAAATTTATCTCGTCAAAATTATACTTCTTTTGGCAGAACTCAAAAAGCTTCTGTCCGCTTTCCTTTCGCATATCCGCATCGCTTACTAAATCTTTGATGTGTTTGTACCAATCCTTTTGACTTTTAACGTAATGCACAGGCATATCTAAGTAAGGGTTGACGTGGCTTACAATGGCAGGGTTCTTTTTAGAAGCCGTTTCTAATACCTTTAGATTTGACTTCATAGCGTTAAACTTGTTATCTACTAAAGGAATAACTGAAATATCGCTATCCGTATAAGCACCCATGTATTCCGTAACCTTTGCGTAGTTATAGATTGTAGGGTTAAGCTTTAGTCCGCAAGTAAATGCATCAATCATTTTATCCCAGATAGGCTTTTCTGCATCGTTGTATCCGGCTATTACAGTTCTTATATTCATACCTTGTAACCTTTTAAAAGGTTGCCTTAGTATTTCTAAATCTCTTTCGTGCGTTCCGCTACCTGACCAAAACAATCTAACTTTGTAATCTTCGGTCTTGTTATCCTGGAACTGCTCTTGCCCATAAGGTAATGCGTTTGGTAATATGTGAACGTTCTTATTGTATTGGGTTATCTCATTTGCTAACCTTTCGTGTGTGCAAGTGCAAAGGTCTGCTATCTCTAAGTAATCGGTAATCTGTTTACCTATGTTGTTGTACTTGTATCGGTAGTATAATAAATGCGTTTCGCTAAGTTCCCAGAAATCGTCATTGTCGACTACTAACTTAAAGCCATACTTAGTGCGCCAAGTGTCCATTTGCTTTGCATCTATTTCGTTTAACATTCTATTCATTAGGACAATATCCCAGCCTTGTTCTAATAACTCGTCATTTAATACATCGGTAATAAGTGCGTACTCTTTTTCTAAGTGTACTATTGGCATCATTATTCGGTGCAGTCCTACACCAGAGTTAGCTGAAGTTATACAAAGTATTCGCATCTTATATTCTTTTGGTTGTGATATATGTCTTGATATTTATCCCAAATGCTTTGCGCCCGTGCCAAGCTTTCGTCTTTCATTCGTCTATAATCAGTTCCGTTACCGACATCGTGTCCTATGTGTTCCGACCTCATATCTGGCAAGTAGTAATTAGTAAAACCTGTAATAGTTGCACGTTCCCCGTAATCTCTATCTTGCATTCCGTAAGGGTCGTAAGCTTCATTGTAACCGCCAACTGCATCTATAAGTTCACGAGTAATAAAGTTATCGCCAAAGGGTGTGTGTACTTTATGCACCCCGTCTACTATTGGTGGTAATGCTTCAACACAATGTATTCCTATTATGCCTGTCTTTTCTATTCGTTGTGCAAACAATACAAACTTTGCTAACCAATCTTTTGGAAGTAATATGTCATTGGCTAATAAACAAACCGCATCGTATTCCTGAGTTATTCTAAGTCCTGCGTTTACTCCTGCTGCTATGCCTCTCTTTTCTTTAGATAAGTCATAACCGGCAAACGGGTAATTAAAAGTTTCGTGCGTGTCGCTTCCGTTATCTATTAAAAAGCAATCGGCATTGTAACCAGAGTTAAAAAAGTTTTGGTTAATTACACGCTGCGTTAAATCGTGCCTGTTTTGTGTAAGTAATAAAATAGCTACTTTCATTATCTTATGTTTGAGCCGATTTCTCGTGCAGGGACTCCTGCGTATTTAGTATTTGGCTTTGCATCTCCTTTAACAAAAGCACTTGCCCCTATCATACAATTTTCTCCTACGTTTGCAAACTGATGTAGAACTGCGTTAAGTCCTATATTAGCACCTTTGTCTACAATAGAATGTCCACCTATTTTTGCTCCGCAACTTATAGTAACATTGTCTAAGATTGTACAATCGTGTCCTATGTGTGCGTGTTTCATAATGAAGCAACTATTACCAATAAAGGTATCAATCTCTGTTCCTGCATCTATTGTTACAAGTCCTGTGATAACATTGTTATCTCCTATGTATACTTTGCCTTTTTCTTTTTGCCAAAACTTTTTATGCTCGGCAGGGTCGCCAATAATACAATAAGCACCAATATAGTTTCCGTCTCCGATAATTACGTTATCGCCAATAATTGCAGTAGGGTGGATAAAGTTAGCCATTATTTTTTTTATTTTTAGGTTTAGGTTGTAAGTCGTACCATTCGTATAAGCGTTTAATCATATCAAAGATACAATGGCTACACCATACTGTTAATATGAAATCTGCATTCATATACTTTCGATAAATATGCTCGTACATTTTTAAAATGTCTAAATCTATATTACGAACATATCCGTTCTGTACCATTTCGTAATTAGGTCTATGTAGGTCTAAATAATTTCTATGTTCTATTTCCATAAGTTCCACATTATTTTTGAAAGCATTGGAGCAACTGCTCCTGGAATAAATATAAACGCAATAACATCGGTACATATTGTAGGTAGTAAATATAAAGCCAAACCTGTCCAAGCTGCTAAACAACTTGTGCAACTAAAAGGCTTAAAATCTAATTTCCACTTCCTATGAAATTGGTGTATCTCTACAAAGAAAATTGCAAAGCATATCGCTGCTATAATTATCATACTTGTATATTTTGGTTATTAAGTTTAAAATATAACTCGCTATTTTTATACATTAATTCTTCACTCAATTTTTTATACTTATGTTTTGATTTTAATGTTTGGTCAATTACTTGTTTTAAGTTTTTAACATATTCATCTTGCCTATTAAGTTCGCCATTTTTGCGTAGTATTTTATTTTCATCTTCAAGTTCAGCTATTTGGCTTTCTAAAATTCCAACCTTAACTCCATACTCTTTTAATTGTCTGTGCAGGTCAGCAATAATTTCATCTTGGCTATAAACCCTTTTAACTTGTAAAAGAACTTCTCTATCTACATATTCTTTCATTTGCGTAATTGTTTTTTTAATTCACGTTTAGTTAGTTTTAGTTCCCTATGTATTGACATATAAGGTATTCCTGTAAC